GATCTGATCGCGGTGGGACGGAAGTTGTCGGGACGTTCACTTGCCGGAACGTTCATCCAAGATTGGACCGCGGCCGCGGATTCGATCGTGGACTACTGCTATCTGCACGAACTGGAAGAGGTCGCGTTCACGTACGCGCCCGCGGGGACCACCGGGGGTCCGACGTTGACGGGGACCGTCCGTATTGAAGTCCCCGGCGAAACGTACGGTGGGGACGTCAACACCCGGATCACTTCGGACTTTGAATGGCAAATGACGCAACCACTGGTCCGGACACCCCCGGTGGTCGGCACCCGTGGCGCGAAGACGAAGGAACCGGCGAGCGCGTGACCACATGGGCGGACGCGGAAGTCCGCGTCCAAGGTTTGAACGAACTGATCCGGACCATGAAAAAGGCCGGGGAAGATCTGTCCGACTTGAAAGATGCCCACGCACGCGCTGGACAGATCGTGGCCAACTACGCGCGCACGATCGCACCGAAACGGTCCGGCAAATTGGCCGGAACGATCCGCGCCGCGAAACAAGTCCGACGCGCACGCATCCAAGCTGGCCGCGCGTCGGTTCCGTACGCGAACCCGATTCATTGGGGTTGGCCGTCCCGACACATTGAACCCAACCCGTTCCTATCCATCGCGGCGCGTGACACCGAATCACAGTGGCGCACGTACTACGAAAAAGCGGTGGCCGACGCGCTCGCGAAGGTCCGGGGGGTGTGATCCATGGCGTTCCAATCGTTCCGTGTCCAGTTGAAAGGGGACGACCCGGTGGTGGTGGACACCAACGCGCGGGACATGGTGTCCGTGGTCATGGACCCGAACAACCCGCGCCCGTTGGATTTGATGTTCCACCAAATCCACAACGCGATGCTTCGGCAACAAATGTCGGTACCCCGCGACTTCGTCGGGTTTCTGGAAGCCTTGGAAGGGATGCCCGAGGCGGTGGACCCCGACACCGACGCGTTGGACCCTACCCAACCGGATCCGTCGGACGAACCGCGGTGGCCGTCGCCCTCCGCATAGGTGGTGACCCGTCACCGTGGATTGAAGATCCCCGCGCGCTCGCAACCGCGGTGGAACTATTGAACGAAGCCGATCGGAAGCGTTGACCCGTGGCCGCACCCGCGATTCTGAAAATCGACATAATTGCCGACGCAACCAAAGCGTTGAAGCAATTCGGGTTGTTGGAAGACAACGCGAAGGGGACGGGGACCAAACTTTCCGGGTTGGGTAAGACGATCGCGGGTGCGGTCGGCACCGCGGCCATCTTGAAGTTTGGGAAGGATTCCGTTTCCGCGGCGGAAGAATCCGCGGTGGCCACGGCACGACTGGACCAAGTGTTCAAGTCGATGGGGGACACCACCGGGGAAGCATCCAAGCACGCGCAGAATTACGCGGGCGCGTTGTCTAAGCGCATCGGTGTTGAAGACGAAGCGATCATGTCTGCGCAAGCGCAGTTGGCCACGTTCGGCAACGTGTCCAGCGAAACGGCACGCATGTCCGGTGTGTTCGATCGTGCCACCGCTGCGGCCGCGGATCTGGCCGCGGCGGGGTTCGGCACGTTGGACACCAACAGTGTGCAACTTGGGAAGGCGTTGCAAGATCCCGCGAAGGGGTTGGCCGCGTTGGCGCGTTCGGGGGTGACGTTCACCGATCAGCAAAAAGCACAAATCACGGCGATGCAAAAGTCCGGCGATCTGTTGGGCGCGCAAAACGTGGTGCTGAAAGCCATTGAAGGTCAAGTGGGGGGAACCGCGGAAGCGACCGCGACGAACACCGCGAAGATGGGTGTTGCGTTCGGCGAGCTGCAAGAAACGATCGGAAACAAGTTGCTTCCGGTGGTCAATTCGTTGACGGGGTTCCTTACCAAAAACATGGACGTGTTGATCCCGTTGGGTGGCGCGATCCTGGCCGTGGTCGGTGCGGTCAAGTTGTACGAACTTGGGACCAAAGCCGCGAAGGTCGCGCAAGCGGCGTGGAACGGTGTTCAAATCGTCTTCAACGCGATCATGTCCGCGAACCCGATCATGCTGGTGGTGATCGCGATCGCGGCGCTGGTCGGTGCCGTCATCCTTGCTTACAACAAGGTCGGTTGGTTCCGTGCGTTCGTGGATTCGTCGTTCCGGGGGATCGTGACCGCGTTCGGATGGATCCGCGACGCCGCGGTGGGTGTCTTCAACTGGATAACGCACAACTGGCCGCTGATCCTGGCCGTGTTGACGGGACCGTTCGGGTTGGCCGTGTTGGCGATCACGAAGAATTGGGACGCGATCAAAGGCGTGATCCAACGGTTTGTGGATTGGTTGCGCGGGATCATCGACACGGTGGCCGGGATCGCGCACCGGATCGCGGGCGCGATCAAAGCACCCATAAACGCGGTCATCCGTGGATGGAACGGGTTGCAATTCACCGTCCCGACGATCGACACCCACATTCCGGGGATCGGCAAGGTGGGTGGCCAGACAATCGGGTTCCCCGACATTCCGCAGTTGGCCACCGGTGGCGCGGTGCTGCGGACTGGACTGGCCGTCGTTCACCGCGGCGAAACGTTCAGTGGTGTGGGGCGAGCTGCGCCCGGTGGAACCACCGTCAACATCACCGTGCAAGCGACGGGGTTGGGCGCGCAAGCACCGGACATTCAACGCGCCGTGGTGGACGCGCTGCGGATCTACACGTCCCGTAACGGTCCCCTGACCGCGCCCATCGTGGCCGCATAGGTGCCCACATGGCCGCGTGGGACCCGACAAAGCCGTGGCCGTCGTCAACCCCCGGTGGCGCGTCATCGCCCGCGTGGGGGGATTACGTACGGTTGTGGGTGCGTGCCGCGATCGCGTCCGGATCGTCATGGCATTTGGGATCCCACCCAAACGACGCGTTGGACGCGGGGAACGTCATGGGTGGTGGGATCCCGGCGCTGCGCGTTGCACCCGGACGGTTGTGGGTGGATCTGTCGTGCGACACGTTGGACGTTGACATTCACGGTGGCGCGACCGCGGGTCAAGGGATCTTCGGCAAGGTGGACGCGGTGACATGCACGGTCCGGTTGGCCGACCCCGACGGGATTTACGACCCGTTGTGGTCCGGCGGTCCGTTCCAATACGGTGGCCATTCACGACTGGTCCCCGGTGTGCCGGTGGAAGTGTTCGCCGAAGTCGTCAACCCGTCGGATTCGTCCGTCCAGCAATTCCCCATCTTCACCGGCACCGCGGATTCGTGGGGGGAAGATTGGGTGCCGCACCCGTGGCAACGTGAAGCAACCTTGATCGCGTCCGACCCGACGAAGACGTGGGCGCGGTACGACAAACCGGAACAACCCGCGGTTGGTGCCGGGGAAACGGTGCAACAACGCGTCGCACGGTTGGTGTCGTACTTCGGATGGTCGGGGACGGTGGAAGATCCGACGCCGGGTGCATCGGTGCGCACGTTGGCCGCGACGACGTTGGCACAACCGGGTTGGGAATTGCTGAACCGGACCATGGACGACGAATTGGGCGCGGTCTACTTCACACCGTCGGGGGATCTTCGGTGGATCAATCGTGAAGCATCCACCAACCAACCAACCCCACGGATCACGTTGGGTTGTGCCACGGTGCAAACCGGCGCCCACGACATTTTGGTGGACGCGACCCCGCAAAAGTTTGACTTGCAGCTGCGGAACGACGTGTGGGGTGCGCGCACCGGTGGGACCGCGCAACACGCGTTGTCCCAAGGATCCATGGACCACTTCGGACCGTACCCGTACCAACGGACGGACTTGGGGTTGGCCGACGACGCGCAAGCGTTGACGTGGGCGCAATTCGTGGTGTCGTTGTACGCGTTCCCCCAAATCGGTGTGGACAATGTGACCATGCTTCCGGCGATCGATCCGGCGAGCTGGACGGTGTGGTCCACGGTGTTGTCGTGGGTGTTGTTCACCGACGTTGCACACATCGCGTGGGCACCCCCCGACTTGCCGGACCATGTGATTACCGGGGACTTCCGGGTGGTCGGTGTGCAACACACGATCAGTCGCGCCCGTTGGTCCGTGACGTGGCAAACGCTCGCGCTGCGCGCATTGTCGTTGTCCGGCATCGTGTGGACGTTGGGACCACACGCAAACGATCGGTTGGACGCCGGGATGGTCATGGCATGAACGGAAGGGGTTGACATGCCGGGGATGAAAACGTGGGCGGTCGGGGAAGAGGTCCTCGCCGCGGTGTTTCAAGACATGGTGCAAAACCAAGTCGTCGCGCAGTTTGCGAATCTGACCGCGTTACAAGCCGGGTGGCCGAACGCGAACAACGGATCCCGTGCCATGTGCATCGACACGTTCCGCACGTACACCAAACGCGCCGCGGGTGGGACGGGTTGGCAACCCGACACCGCGTCCGGAATCATCGCGGTGACGTTCTCCGCTGGTGCCGGGTCGATCACCCACGATTTAGGCCGCGTCCCCGGTGTGTGTCTGGTCAACGTCGGGCAATCGTCCGTCAACTTCCTTGCTGTCACCGGACGCACCGCGACAACGATCGCGGTTGCGGCGTGGACGTCGTCCGCGTCGGGGGTGTCAGGGAACTTGAATATCTGGTGGTGGGCGGCGTGAACGGGTTCGGGGACGTGGACCCCGAAGACGGGTGGGACGCGTCCGACCCGTTCGCGGACAAGGTGGCCATCCTGATTCGTATGGTCGCGTCAATCACCGCGGAACACGCGACCCCCAGCCACAACCACGCGCGGGTGTTGGTCCGGTTGGGGTTCGCGACGGGCGCGGTCGAATCGTTGCGGAAGCACGCACACCGACGGGACCGGCCGATTCTGGATGCGCTGGACTTAGTGTTTTTCTATCTGATAAACGCGGAAGGGGTGGACGGTGGGTAACCGCTACCTAACTGACTTGGCCGACGTCGTGCGCGGCGCCGGTATCACCGTGCAGGAAGAACCCGGTTGGCAAACCCGGTCCCGATCGTCCGGTGGGTATGACAGTGGCCGACCCAACCACGTCATGTGTCACCACACCGCGTCCAACCCGTCGTCCGACGGGCAATCCGACGTCAATTACATGGTGTCCGGTTCCGACGCCGCGCCCGTGGCCAACCTGTATTTGTCGCGGTCCGGCAAAGTGTGGGTCATGGCCGGGGGTGCGACGAACACCAACGGGTCCGGTTCCGACCCGTGCGGGCACACACCCACGGACAGCATGAACACCCACGCGATCGGGATTGAAGCCGCGAACAACGGTGTCGGTGAACCGTGGCCGACCGTCCAGCAAGATGTTTACGTGCGACTGGTCCACGCGTTGTGTGACCACTACGCGATCCCCGTGGGACGTGTGCATTCACACTTTGAATGGGCACCGACGCGCAAAATCGATCCCGCCGGTTCGTCCCGCTACGCGTCGGGATCGAACATGTGGAATATGGACGGGTTCCGTGGTGACGTGATCACCGGCGGGACCCCGACCCCACCGACCCCGACCCCGACCCCGACCCCCGAAGGGATGGACGAAACCATGATGTTTGTGCAACACGGATCCGGTGTGTGGTTACTGTCCGGATCGTCGTTGTTCCTAATCGGTAACACCGCGGATCTGACCGCTATGCAAGCCGCGGCGAAGGATCCCAACCGGGTCGCCGCGGTGGGTGACACCACATGGTCCAACATGGTGGAAGCGACCCAATCGTCCGGGGAAACGTAGACCACACCGCGTCCATGACCGCGTCCGTCGCATGGTCGGATCTGTCAATCGTCGGTGGGTTCCTGGCCGGGTTCCTAGTCGGTGTCGTCGTCGCGATCCGACTGGTTCGCGTGGTGGGTTCGGTGATCCGACGCGAACGCGACGACTAGACCGCGCCCTTTTCCAACGTCGGAAGATCCGACACCCACCGGCGCGGTCCGCGTTCAACGCGGTGGTGTGGGTGCCAGTCGTGACACGTCCGACACCACACACACACCCAACCCGAAGGGGACACGTAGCTTTCCATGTGATCCGGTTGGTGTTCCATCCCGGCATCATCGCGCCGTGGGGTGACACGGTACGGTAAGCGCGCCCACCGGACCACAACCGTCGGATTCCGCCGAACCCGTCCGGGTCCGGTGGGCACCCCCTACCGACGGACGCGGTACACGAACCGGATCGGGACGCGTTCGCGGACGTCCCCCGTCCGATACCAACGCGTGTAATGCGCGACGCACCAACCCCGCGCACGCGCCGGTTCGCTGCACCCGTCAACCGAACAACGCGCGGTCACCGACGGAACCGACCCAACAACCCTTCGGCGAGCTGCACCGCAGCGATCACCAACACCGACACGGTGATGACCCCCGCTTGTAAATGACTCACCCGTCCGCGTCCGTGTCGTCGGGTTTGTCGGACTGGACGAACTGCGCGGGTTCGTCGTCGTCTTCCGGGGTGTCGTCGGGGGTGTCGTCGGGGGTGTCGTCGGGGGTGTCGTCCGGCACCGGTTCGTCTTCGTAAGTGGTCATGGTGCGCGATGTTCTACCCGTGGCCGTCCGTGGTCAACCGACCCCCCGCGCGTGTCACGCTGCGGGGGTCGCGCGTGGATCCTTGCACCGTTCCGGCACGTCCGAACGACCCCGAACGACCCCGACGGAACCCCAACGATCCGTAGTAAAGTGCTGGTAATGCCTACCGAACCCGAACGAACCGGACACAACCGGACATGATGCGCACGTCACCTATTGCCAAGGTGAGGGTCGCGGGTTCAAGTCCCGTCGTCCGCTCAGATTGTGCTATTACGCAGGCACAACCTACACGCGTCGGGTCATCGGTAGGCGACGCGGATGGGGTCGCGACCACTATGCACACCCCAAATCCGTCACCCACAAAAACCACGCGCGACCCCCACGGGATCGCCGAACCCGAAGGGACCCCAACCGATGATTGACCCGACGAACCCCAACGTTGCCGACTGGCTGGACGACGGTGGCGGCGGTGACCCGTCCACCCGTCGCGGGGACACATGGTCCCCCCGTGTGAAGGATCAAGCCGCGTACGCGCTGAACGCGTGGTGTGCGTGGTTGGACACCCGCGGGATCAAGTTGCTGGAAGCCGGACGACGCGACTTCCGGAAGTGGATGGACGAACGGACCGCGGAAGGGGTGAAGGCATCCACCCGACGGAAGGAATGGTTTTACGTGTCCGCGTTCTACACGAACGCGGCCATCCCCGTCCGCAAAGGTGGGTTGGGACTGTTGGCCGAAGACCCCATGGACACCGTGCGCGGTCCGAAGGTGTCGGGACGTCCGACGACACGGACCGCGAAGCCGGACGAAGTGGACGCGCTGGTCGCGTACTTTTCGCAGCAAGCTTCGTTGGACCGTGCCGGTGGGGAAGCCGAACGCGCCCGTCGGAACGTGGCCATGGTGTCACTGATGTTCCGTAGCGGGTGCCGATCCGGGGAACTACCGGCGATGGATCTGGACGACTTGGTGACGATCGATGGTCACCGCGCGATCAAGTTGTACGCGGACGACACGAAGTCCGGGGAACCGCGCTTGGTCCCCGTGACCAAGGAAACGTCCCGTTATCTGGACCGCTACCTTCGGTTGCGGGGGAACACCCCCGGACCGTTGTTCCGTGGCCGTGAAGGCAAAACACGGACCAATGACGACCGTTTGACGGCACGCGCCGTGCAAGACGTGATCAAGCGCGCGGCGCGCAAGCTGGACGTGCCGGTGTCCGCGCACCAATTGCGGCGCGGGTTCGTGGCGCAGTACCTACGTGCCGGGGGTGACGGGGTGTCGTTGGAAGTGATCGGGGGTTGGGCAGATCCGCGGATGCCCGCGCGGTATCTGGCCGACGAACGGGACGCCGCGGCCATTGCACGGTTTCACGCGGTCACGGACGGGGGGAACCGGTTGCGCGCCGTGTGACCCGACACGTCCCGACATGTCCCGACACGACCCCGGATCCCGTTGTGGTGCCGGGGTTGTGTTGCGTCTGCACACACCCCACGATCCGTTTCGTTCCGGTTGCTGGACGTTCGTGCGGGGATGTTCTACTTTGTGCGGGGATGACGGGACCCGAACCGACCCAAAGGGGACAACATGCCCACGACGTACGGACGAACCGCACCCAAGGAATTCGCACCGACCATCCGGAAGAAAGCCGCGGTGCTGTGGTGGCTGGCCGAACACGGGGGGACGCTGGAATCCGGGTCGGGGGTCGCGACTAGCGAGCTGGCCGACGCGATCACACCCCTAGTGCGTGCCGGGGAACGAACCGGGTTGGCAGCGTTCAGCGGATTGTTGACCGCGTTGGAAAATGACGGACTAGTGATCCGCGACGTGCGGGGTCGCCGGGTGTTCAGCGTCGCGTTGGTGCCGACCGCGGATGAACTACGCAAACACCCGCGCTACGGACGTAATCCGTGGCCACACACCAATGGACAACCCAAACCCGAACCGGTGGCCACGATCGCGGACGAACCGTTGGACGGGTCCACCCAAGACGTCGGACCAGTGGAACCACACGCGTCAACCGTCAACGCT